TCCTTCCGCCGTTCTCCTGCGCTCTTGGCGTGAGTGTGGAACTCCTGACAATGCCGTCTAACATTATGGGACTGACGGACGGCAAATCAACGTATGCTCGACAAGGTACGATCATTAACGTTACGCCAATTGAGCCTGGCTGGTCTGGCCATCTCACTATTTGTATTGTTAATCCCCTGGCTTTTCCCGTTCGCATCTATGCCAACGAAGGCATCGTGCAAGTCATGTTCGTCCGTCTCAATGAAGACTCACGAAGTGACTATGGAAATGGCAAGTATCAAAACCAAGGCGCTAACGTAACGTTTGCTGCCGTATAGCTTGTGAGCGCTCTTGAAGATCAATTCCTCGGGCTATGGCAGGCTCATTTCCCAGATCTTCCATTGATTAGGGAATACAGCGACGTAGAAACGTGGGAAGCTGATTTTCAAGAGCGCTATGCCAAAAGCAAGCGTTCAAAGCGTTACAGGGCAGACTTCGCTCATCTGCCCTCACGTTCTCTCATTGAAATACAAGGCGGCACGTTCAATCGTGGCCGTCACGTAACTGGCTCAGGCTACGAGCGTGATGCTCGCAAATTCAATTTGGCAACGATGGGTGGCTGGAAGATCTTCCTTCTTACCACCCAAACGGCCAAGGAAACTTTTTGGCTTGAGCGGATTGCTGCTTTTCTGCGAAGCGCTTAACTGCATCAGCAGCTTCACCAAGCAGCTCATCAGCAGCTTGTAAATCACGCTCTTGGAGCTGCATAGCTTGCCGCAGCTCAAGATTCTCCTTGACCAATGCAGTGACGGCTTCTTGCATATTGCTCCAGCCTTCCATCATCGTGCAAGCCACTTCACGCAGCTTGTCAATGTCATTGCATTCACTCAGTGCCTTCTTATTCGCAACGAGAGCGAAGTCCCGCTCCATGCTCCGTTCAAAAGGCCCCATAACGCCAATACAATCTTGACCATTGTATTTTAGGCCAACGGGAATAGAGAAAGTGCTCATTGTCCTTGCATTGTTTCGTTTAGCCTAGCCATGCAGCGATTTGGCAAGCAGTTTGTTTATCTGGTGGACGATGGGAAGGATGCCGTAAAATGCGGGACGGGCTACCGTCCTTACAAACTCCCTCGCACTCCTCGCAACCATGAATGGCTTCCAGGACAGCATGTGGTGTACGTACAACGTACGGCAGCAGGGTGGATGCCCTCTTCCGTTGTTGGCACCATTGAAGGCTTTGATGAAAGCGGAAGATCTCGTAAGGCACGAGTACGGTGGCATTCGGCTACGAACATTGCTCCTACAATCAGTCTGCAACGGCTCAGGCCTCTCGCTTTAATCCATGGCTATTGCTGAAAAAATCGATCCGCTGATGGATGGCATCAGCATGGTGCGTCTCATTGATTGGATGGGAAGCTCTCTTGATATTGTTTGCGACGCTCGGCAGAGCTTTGATCAGACCAGCAGCGAATGGTCCGAAAAGGACCAGAAGCTTCTTAATTATCTCGTCAAGCACCAACACACCAGTCCATTTCGTGGCGTTGTCACCAAATGGCAAGTGAAGGCTCCGCTGTTCGTTTGTCGGCAATGGTGGAAGCATGTTATTGGTGGTACGTTTGCCAATGACACGCTTGGTTGGAACGAGAAAAGCTTTCGCTACTGCGAAGCTGATGAAGAGGCCTATTACATGCCTCGTGAATTCCGCCAGCAAAGCCCCAGCAACAAACAGGCCTCTAGCGGCCCTCTGGAGCCAAGCATGAACCAAGTGGCCATGATTGAATATGCCAAGGCCCTTGAGCAGTCCAAGCAGGCTTACAAGGCGTTGCTGACGCTAGGAGTGAGCAAGGAGCAGGCACGAGGCATCATGCCAATGTCCACCTATACGTCCTTCACCTGGACTTGCAGCCTTCAGGCTCTCTTGCATTTCATCTCTCTGCGGGACAAGGCTGATAGCCAAGGAGAAATCCAGGCTTATGCTCAGGCCTTGTCTTCCCTTGCCCGTCCATTGTTCAAAGAAGCCTTTGAGGCTTTTGATCTTCACCAATCTTCTTTCTAATGACTGACGCCGTGAATCATCCCCGTCATTATGCCAAGAATGGCGGCATTGAATGTATTGAGGCTATTGAAGCTTCAATGGACCAAGACGAATTTCGTGGATTCCTGAAAGGGAATGTAATGAAATACGTTTGGCGCTATGAAGAAAAAAATGGCCTGGAAGATTTGAAGAAAGCCAGTTGGTATCTTGATCTTCTCATTTTTAATATGGAAAACGAGCCACAGCAAGAAGCAGTTGAGGCTCTTGAGAATGCTTCCCAACAATGCGAAGGAGGATTCTGTCCAATGCCTGGCTCGGTTCAGCCGGTTCCTGGCATTCGCTACGATCTTCCCGGAAAGCAAATCACTTTTGCTCCCATTGAAAACTAAGCAGCATTGCAACAAAGCCCCCATAAGGGGGCTTTTTCATGCTCAATTGTTTGGTGCATCGGCAGCACAATCCCTTTCTTCTCGCACCATGCTTCAAGCTCCTTCTGGTCAGTGTGGGCGCTAACAAAGCTATTGCAATACACCCATGCCATCACAATCTCCTCTCGCTTCTCGGTCCAGAATGGTTGCACTCGCCACCATTCCAGCATTGGAAGGTTTCCTTTACGAAGATTACAGCTTTTGCATGCGGGAAGCATGTTCCAACGGCTGAAATGCGGGCCTCCTTTGCTCTTGGGAACAATGTGGTCAATCGTAAGCTTTTCTTTCCATTCCCCGCAATATGCACAGGCACACTGCCCAAATGGTCCCCTCAGAAAATAATCTTCAAAAATACTCTTACGAAATCTACGTTTTGCATCTCCAGGGCGAAGTTCAATGAGAGAATAAAGCAGCTCATCAGGACCATTCGCTCTTGGCATGGCACTATTAAATTGTCTTGACCATAGTTTAACGCTAAATAATGCCTCGTGAATTTTGTATAGAATAGGCGTATTGATTGATGGCTATGGACAGTTTCAAGGACGGCCTTGCAAATTTTGTAGCCACCATCACGGCTGGCATGTTGCTGTCAACAGGCGCCATGCTTATTGCAGTGGGCACTCAGCAAGCAAGAGTGGCAGTGCAAATTGAAAGCATCACCGAGAAGCTAAGCGTGCTCACAGATAAGATGAGCGACATTGAAACTAGAGTGCGCAGTTTAGAAATTAAGCGCTAGCGTATTTATATCTTCCTTGCATTGTTCATCATGAGCGGCGCAGAATGGTTTGTTATTGGTGGCATCATTATTGCCGCCGCCGACCAAATTCTTGATCGTTCCCCTTGGAAAAGCAATAACGTTCTTCAGCTTCTTCTTGAAGGCTTGAAGACTATTTTTCGCGTGAAGGGCTGAGGCCATGTGGCCGTCAAATCGAGCATTCTGGGATGAATGCTTCCAAATTGCTCGTAAATATGGCGCTCGATATCCAGAGCTGGTAGCTGCACAATGCTGCCTAGAAAGTGGCTTTGGGAATCATACTTCTGGAAAGCATAATTATCTAGGCCTAAAAGGAAGTGGCACCACCACTTCTACGCAAGAATGGTATGACGGTCAATGGGTGACCATTAAAGCTGGTTTTATTGATTTCCCTAGTCTTGCTGCTTGCATTGAATATTTAATCACGCGATGGTATAAAGACTATCGTCACTTTAAGGGCATCAATAATGCCCCTAATCGCTATGCAGCGGCGCGTATGCTCAAGGAGCAATCGTATGCCACGGATCCCGATTACCCCGCAAAACTGTCTAAGCTCATGAAGGAATATGCTCCTGAGAGCACTGCTTTTACTATGATTGGCCCCAAGAAACGTCCGCAAGATTTTGGCTTTAAGAAAGGCGATTCACATTTAATTGTGAACGATGCAGTGGAAACCATGAAGGCTTTCTCATTTGAAGGGAAGCTCTTATGGGAAATCCCTTGTCTTGCTCGTGGACAATATAGTGATTTTGAATGGAAGATTACAAATTCAGACACTCCTCCAGGGATCTATAAAATTGGTGCCATTTACAAAGACTATGAGAAAGTGGGCGACAAGCCTGCTTATGATCGCACCCTCATGGCTTACGGCTGGTACAGCTTTGACATGGTCGAACTAGAAAATCAAGAAGCCGGCAATGGTAGGGCTGGAATTATGGTGCATGGTGGCGGAAGCGCAAATGGTTGGCCGGGAGCATGGGCTCCCAAGCAGCCATTAGTCCCCACTCATGGTTGCGTGCGTTGTCACAACATTGACTTGCGCGACAAAATCCTTCCGCTCACCAAAACCGGCACTGTCTTTATTAGCGTCTATCAAGAAGGTTAATTACTTAAGCCCAGAAGCACCCTGAGGCGCTTCCATTTAGCAAGCTCCTTCTCGTGGTAGTCCTCCCAAGAAGCGATGGTTTCGCTCAGTGCCTTACAGGCCATTGCTGGATCATCGTCTGTCAGTAGCTCAGCAAGAATGTCCGAAAGATGCTCCGTCTGTTGCTTGTACCACTCGCCTTCTGCAACGAAAGGAAAAGCCATGGAAAGGGG